GGCGGTTCGTCCGTTACCTCGGGATATTGTTTGCGGTAGCCTCCGCAGCAAAATTCGGTCAATGTACGCTCAAGAGCTTACCGTAGCTCAAGAGTTATCCATTAAAACCTCGATGAAAGTCGAGGTTCAACCGTGCGATTACTGCGAAGACCAGCAGGAAAACCCGATGGATACTTGGAAAAGGCAAAGGCGCCAGCCAGAAGATGTTGACCAGCAACATCTGAAAAAGTTTAAGGAGGCGTTCTCTCGGAACGTCCCCGATGGTTGGGACAGAAAAAAAGAGCGTGTCTGTTTTGTCCCGAACGGACACGCGACAAACAATTATTCGCGCAGAGAAGGTGGTAACTGGAACACCCAGGAATTTAGCGAGGTGCCGGATATACAGCTTGTATATTCTTCCGGCAAACCAAGGGTTGTCACTTTGTACTCTAGTTTCAACACCGAGGTATTAAAGCCGCTTCATACCTGCCTCTACGCGATTCTTAAACGGAAGGGATGGCTTCTTGTGGGTAGCCCGACCCGTGAGAAGTTAGAACATCTACGCGATGGCTGTGCCGATACCGATTGGCTCAGTTTTGACTATTCGTCAGCAACAGACAAGATTAAGCTGGCTTATGTACGCGCGATGATAGATGTTCTCAAACAAAAGAGTGTGGGGTTAAGTGACGATGAGGTTCGGTGCCTGGACGTTTTAGGCGATCTTCGGATCGACGGGTACACCGCCGAAAGCGGGCAGCCTATGGGGAGCTTGATGAGCTTCCCACTGCTCTGCTTGGTTAACAAGACCGTAGTCGACATGGCGCTTACCACACTTATGGTCAGCGGGCGCATACAGTTCAAGGAATGGACTGGTCATCGTTGTCTTATCAACGGCGATGATTTGCTTACCCGAGACGTCAGTAGTGGCGGACTAGTCGACGCGATTGAGGCCGAAGGCACGAAAGTAGGCCTGATCGTGAATAAGGAAAAGACTATGAGAAGCCCTGTATACGGAGAAATCAATTCCACCGTATTCAAGAACTGCGTTGAGGAAAAGAAAACGAATGTGAGTTCCTTGTGGATGGAGGAGGGTGTGGCCGACGTTATGGGTTACGCTAGCGAGGCGACAAAGAGTCCGAGAGGGTTCCGGATGGTGGTGCTTGCCAACGTGTCGAGACTGGCTCGACAGAAAACAAAAACTGTGCACCGCCTTCCTGGGGACCTAATCGCCCAAGTCCTTGCTTCGAAGCGTTTGAAATACGCCATATCAGCCCGTCCAGAGACCGAGGATCCTGTTCTCACCAACCTATTCCCCGTAGTACCCATGCCCGATGGGTACGATTTGACTCGCGAGGAAGAGGCTGCGACACTCCGCCGTGAGGTGGAGAGGGCACGGGAGGAGGAGTTGTGGTCCGGGCTCCACGCACAAAAGAAAAGAGCCCGCTCGTTAAAGAAAGACCAACGAGCCCTACCCGGGGTGAAACTTCCGGGTCGAAAGATCTGGAAGCTTCTCCAGCCCAAAAAGACAATTCCCTTGGAAACGACTCTGTCGTGCTTCGCCAGGGAATGGAAGTCTAAAAGAATGGAAGCGTTACGCGCGG